TGGTATGCTTACACAAATTGGCGATATTGGTCGCAATCTTCAGTCACAACAGCTTGAGGCTCAAAGGCAAAATCAGTTGGCATCAGCGCAAGAGCCATTCACACGCCTTGAAATGGGGCAGTCTTTGCTAAAAGGCATGCCTAGTGCTGGTTTATCGTCTACATTTAAATCAGCCACAACCCCGGCAACCAATCCTTTCTTAGCAGGTGTGGGCGCATATACCGCCTTGCAGGGCATTAAGCCAACTGGCAGCGCATAGGAGAGCTTAGATGGCTATTGGAGATCCACTTAACGCTGGAATAGGTGTTTACAATCCAAACAAAAACAACTTTGCAAAGCCACCACCGCGAGGCGGAGGGTTGCTTGGCTCTGGCGGACTAAATATTAAGACTGTTCCCGGTCAAAGTAAAATGGATGCTCTAAACGCTATGCGTGAAAGATTAGGTATGCAGCCGCTATCTGAAAACTCTTCTCCTGCATTTTCTATAGCTCCTACAGGCATGACAAAGAGTCAGGCAAAGCAGCAACAGATGACTGTTGGTGACTATGACATTGGTAGAAAATTAGCTGCGTTAAATAGGCCAAACACAATGACGCAAGTTACCTCTGCGTTGCAAGATGATCCCGGCAATATTTTTCTTGATGGTCAATCTGTGTTCACAACTGGAGATTTTGACATAACTGCTGATCCTATTGACATTGAGACATATGGATCAACAGTCCAACAAGAGCCTGTGGATCCCGAACTTGAAGCAAAGATTGAACGCGAAGAACGTGGTGACTTTGGTGATGATGGTTTAATTAAGGATATATCTACTTCTGACTCAAAAAAACCAAATGAGACTGAGGCAGAGTTTAATGCCAGAATTGAGCGTGAAGAACGTGGAATATTTGACGAAGATACATCAGGGGCAGGCGCTGGGGCAGGCTCTGGGGCAGGGTCTGGTGGTCAAAAAAGAGGAGTAGGTTCTGGTAGTATAGATTTAATGAAATCTGCTTTAGACTCTTACAATGATATGGTAGGTCTTGCACCATCCGGCGCAAAATCAATGTCAGAGTACAAAAAAGAATTTTCAGAAGCTACAGGCATTGACATCTCTGGTGATCCAGACAACAAGGCTGCGCTTACAGCGTTTGGCTTGGCCCTCATGCAAAACAAAGCTGGCAAGGGGTTTAATGTTGGAAATATTCTGAGCGAAGTTGGTGCAGCAGGTGAAAAAGCCTTACCTATCATGGCTCAAGCAAGAAAAGAAGCTCGTGAAGGAAAGATTGCTGCGGGTAAGTATGCTCTTGGAAAAGCTGCTGAAGCTGATGCTTCAAAACAAAAGTTTTTAGTTGATCAATCTATTTATTTAAGAAATCGTAAAGATAAAATTTTAGATTATATGCAAACTCGTAGAGACACACTGGACGATGATGCGTCTAAACAAGAATTTGACAGGCATAAATTAGCAGTTGAATACGGATTTAAAACTGCTAAAGCCAGAAACGATGCTCTAATTAAAGCTGATGAAGATAAAAGAAAAGGTTCTAAAGTAGATTCTCAATATAATAGAGACATACAATACACTCAAAGAAAAATAAGAGTGGGCTTCACAGATGATGGCTCAAGAGAAATTTATGCTAACCCAAGGATGGATGGTGCAGACATAGCTAACGATTATGTAAAAGTACAAAGAAGTCAAGAAGCTATGGGTAAACTCGATGTTTTGTTATCAGAGATGGAAAGCGCAGACAGTCCATCTGGAAAACTTTTAATGGATAGAGGCAAGGATGTCCTTATTGCTTTAGGAGTTTCAAACCCTGATAAGTTTTACAAAGACAACGGAGTTTCTCCAGAAGACAACGCAAATGCAATTTTAAATGTCTTAATTATGGAGAACAAAAGATTTGCTACGCAAGAGACTGGAAATGGAATTTCAAACCAAGACAGACAAGACCTTGCAGAATCTTTTGGCAAACCCGGTCAATTAGCGGCAAACCCAAGAGCAGCAAGAATTAAATTAGCTGAATTACGCTCTATATTTAATGCTCCGTTGGCATCAATTGAACAAGAACTTTCAAATTTCTATGAATTAAAAGACATGTATAGGAATGAAGATATTTACAACCAAACAACTTCCAAAATGGATGAAATATTAGCCGCTTCTCCTTACAACAAAATACCTAACGAACCCGGAGATGATGGTGTTATAAGATTTGGTCAGGGAGATTACTAAATGGGTGAGGTTGTTTTCACTGCTCCTGATGGACAAAATCTATCTTTTGAGATAGAGGGCGATGCCCCAACTCAATATGAAAAAATACGCATAAACAAGAAAATTAGAAACTATTCTTCAAGTCAAAAAAGCTCTCGACCACGATCTTCTTTGGAAAAAGAAACCGAACAATTGTTCGATACTAAATCAGGCATTCAAAATGCAACTCTTCGTGCTGCTCTTTCTGGTGCAGAAACGGCAGACGAAGAAGAAAAACAATTACAAGAATTGTACGGTCTTGGTGAAGGTGATTACTCTCGTGACAAACGAGGGCGGCTTGCTATTACAAAGCAAGGTGGGTCAAAGCTTGGCATGGAGCTTGAAAAAGACACCCTTATTGATGAAGAAGGTTTTTCTCGTTATGATTTCGCTGACCTAGCTGGCATAGTTCCAGAAGTTGGTGGTGGTATAGCGGGAGCTATCGCAGGTCTACCTTTCGGACCTGCTGGAATTATTGGCGGTTCTGTTATCGGCGCTATGACAGGTGCGGCGGTAGAAGAAGGTGTAGAGGGTCTGGCTGGAGTTTCAACGCAATCTGCTGGAGAAATTGCTAAAGATATAGCTGTAGAAGGAGGCATCACACTTGCTGGTGAAGTCACCTTTGGATTAGCTGGAGCTTTGTTCCGCGCTGGACGAAAAGGATTGTCTGTAAAGAAACTGCCAGATGAAGAGTTAACTGCTGCTGGTGAAGCTCTTACATACAAAATAAAAGATCCTACCACTGGAGAAATGATAGACGCTCCAATAACCCCCGAGCTTGGCGCTTTAGGCACTCCCTCTATTATAGCTAGACAGTCAAAAATTATGGAAAAAGTGATTGGATCTTCTGATCGCTTAAAAAATAATTATGACAATATGCAAAAGATTTTAGAGGATTTCCGCACCAGAGCCTCTGGCCTTAGAGGGATTGATAGTGAAGAGGCTGGCGAACAGGTTCTGGATTCTGTGTTCAGAGCAAGACAGGGCTTGGAAGCCACTGAAAAAGCTGCCAGAGAAGCTGTGGTAAAAACGCTTGTTGGCACTACTGATCAATTTATGGACGCTGCTATGAAGGGTGCAGATGTAGACGAAGCTGCGTTTAAAATATTAACTGACACAAGCAAGGCTTTTGACTCTGTAGCGGCATCTAAATTTTCTGACATAGAAGGTCTTGTGGGTAGTGCAATAGGATCAAAAGAATTTATTGATACTAAAGACCTTTTGGGAATTGCCAAAAGACTTGAAAAAGAAAATGCAGGGTCGATTGCTGCTGCTAGGTCAACATCTGAAGGTCGCAGAGAAAGTGCTGCTGCTGATTATGCCGCTATTATTGACGGCATTAAAGGTATCGGGGCTTTTAAACGTGGAGGAAACAAGACTGGATTTCTCCAACTTTATAACTTACGCAAGACTTTAAATGATGGAAAAATGGCAACTGGTTCCACTAGCGGAATGAGAGAGTTGCAAAAAACTATTGATGAAATAGACGGTTTGCTTGACCCTAAAGTTCTTGAAACTCAAGCCCTGCAAATGTCTAACGGGACTCTTGGCCCAGAAGCATTGGAACAGTTGCAGAGAGCATCTAGTGGTCTTTCAGAGGCTCGTGGATTCTTTAAAAGAGGCCAAACAGCAATTGATGATTTGCAAGACGCAATACGAATTAAAGACCTTCAAAAAATGGCAAGAGAAGGCACTATTCCGCCAAACCTAGACTTTATGACAGCTTTGGTAAAAAATGGAAAACCTCAATCTCTTATAAGAGCTATTGATGTAGTAAAAGATTTTGGTAGTAAAAAACAATCCGAACAATTGCGGGGTTTATTAGCGACTCGCTGGCTTGAAACAGCTATGCAAAAGACTCTCCCTGACGGTGCTGAAGCGGGAATGTTTTCAGGGAAGGCTTTTGCTAAATCAATTACTGATCTTGGTAAAACTGCTGATACATTGTTTGGCTCTAATGTCGGTCAAGTACGAGCGTTAGCTAAACAGATAGAAAAGTCATCTTCTTCAAACATGAGTGAGGATGCCATATTAAGAGCCGTACAAGAAGGTGGCGGAGCGCAAGGCGGTATAGCTGGCGTTCTCCGCTCTGTTAAAACTGCTCAAGATGACTTAAATAACTTTGTTACAGACAGAACATTGAAGATGTTAGACAATGGGACTCTTGCAGGGAGGCCCATACAGGCGGCGGAATATATAGCGTCACCTACTGCACAGCCTCAAGTTATTAGCTCTGTGATCGACTTATTCCAAAAACAAGGTGACACAGAGGCTTTAGACCAAATTCGCTCATACTACATGAACAATGTTTTGCGTGACTTTGGCGGAGATACTTTTGTTGATGGAAATGCAATTAAAGCTTTTTCTAAAAACTTTAATGATGCTGCATCTGGTGGAAAGTTTAGAAAAATATTTGGCGAAGAAATGGGAAAGGACATGGAGAAGTTTGGTCGTGTTCTTGCAATTAATGCCAAAACAACACAGGGCGGTGATCTTGTAGCTGCAAACATTGCTGCAAGCCCGTTAAACAATCTTGGCAAAATTGCGAAGTATGGACTGTTTACTAGATTTCTCACCTCTGCCCCTTACTACAAGCAAGTATTAAATCAGTATGAAGCTATGGTCCAAGGCGTTCCCCCGAAGAAAAGAGGGGAAATTTTAGGAAGAATTATTACACAATTGATGACGCAGCTTCCCGGTCAATTAGCTCAAGAGGGATACAACACAACTTCTAATCAGCTACAAGCAGTTCTTAATAATTCTGGACTTGGACAACAGCTATCACAGATACAAGGCACTATGAACTCCCCTGTGTCTTCATCAGGAATTGGTCAAGTAAATGTCGCGCAACCATTAGCCTCTAATACTCAAGCAATGGGCGGAAAACAACCAAACATAAGACAACAGGCAGCGGCTAACCCCGGTGTAGCTCAAGCCTTGGGCATTAGAGGCCCAACGGCAGGTCTGTTAGGAACAGGAAACCCATAAGATGAACAAAGATGTATTACGCGAAGAAATAGCCGCTGATGAGGGCTGCAAATATGAGATATATTTGGATCATTTAGCACTGCCAACTTGTGGTGTGGGTCACTTAATCACCGAAAATGATAGTGAGCATGGCAAGCCAGTCGGTACCGTTGTTGAACAGGAGAGAGTTAGAAGCCTGTTTGCATTAGACATAGCGGTTACCATAGACGAGTGCAAAGTGCTGTATCCAGACTTTGACGATCTACCCGAAGAGTGTCAGCACATCATAGCTAACCTCATGTTTAATATGGGTAGACCTCGGCTCTCCAAGTTCGTGGGAATGAAAGCTGGGGTTGATGCTCGTGACTGGGCTAAAGCCGCAGACGAGATGGTAGATTCCAGATGGTACACGCAAGTCCCCAACCGAGCTAGGCGTTTGGTAGATCGGATGAGGGCGCTTGTTGACTAACTGTTTTGTGGTTTGATATTTGTAATTTGCACACGTTGCAGATTGCTATGTCTTTACTATAGTCCACTGCGCTTCTGCACTTAGGGCATTGCCCTGCTTCTATAAGCCTCTGCATTTGGCCTTTTTCATTCATGCGGCTGAACCTATACCAGCGTTGACTTCATTTGGGTAACGCTCTTTATAAGCATCAAAAACCAGCTTTGTAATTTGCTGACTAACTTTGCGATGCTCATCTGAAGACAATTTAACAAGTTTTTTATGCGTGGCAAGGTCCACAGCAACGGACTTGTATTGTTTCGTATCAGTCATTATAATACTCCCATGAACTAACAATTGTAGGCATATATTAGCATGTTTAAGGGATACCGCAAGTATAATAAATACGGCGCACAGAAAACTCAATTTATGGGTTATACATTTGATTCTCGTTGGGAGTCTGAGCGTTGGGGTCAGTTGACAGCTATGGAACGTGCTGGAGCTATAAAAAATTTAGAGAGACAAATAAAATATGACATAATTGTAAATGGTGAAAAAATTTGCAAATACATTGCTGACTTCAAATACAATCAAGTTGAGGAGGACGGCTCTCAAGTAGAAATTGTAGAAGATGCAAAAGGTGTAGAAACTGCTGAATTTAAATTAAAAAAGAAACTTATGAAGGCCGTTCATGGAATTGAGATAAAATTATCTAAGAAAAAGTAGTTGACATTCCTTTTGAGGTTTCCTATCTATCAATTGTGGAAGCGAATAAAAAACGAAAGGAGGGTTTCATGCTTAACCCAACAGCTTCATTTATACCAAACGATCTTACCCCTGTTTTTGAACAGCGGAACAAGGTCAAACAAAAGATCAGTGACCTTCAGAAAGAACTAAAGGTTATTGATAATTCTTTAACTCAGCAATTTGAGAACCAAGCCCGTCAAATCCTTGCGGAAAAAGGTAAGGACTTTGGGCAAGCTACAATCAAGACTGATGGCTTTAAGATTTCAATTGATTTTCGCAAGAAAGTCGAGTGGGATCATGATAAGTTGGCTCTTTTGTTTGACTCAATGGACTCAGAAACAGCAAAGCATTATGCTTCTGTAAAAATTTCTGTTTCCGAATCTAAGTTTCAGCAAGCACCACCAAATATCAAAGCGTCCCTTTCTGATTGCAGAACAGTTTTGCTGCAAGGTACTTCTATAAACATGGAGGCCGACAATGGGTAGAGTTTCTGACTTGCTTATTGAGATGGAAGCTGACGCGACAGATATGACACTTGAAGAGTGGTTAGAAAAATACGGTGATCATAATGTTGAAATATTTAACAATGTAAGGGAGGGTGATAATGCTTAAAATTATCTCCGCAGAAGAAAGGCTTGCCGAAAAACGCGGTCACAAAATTGTAATCGCTGGCTCGTCTGGTGTGGGCAAGACAAGTCTTGTCCGCACATTAAATCCTGACACAACTCTATTTATGGATCTTGAGGCAGGTGACGCTGCTATTGAGGGTGTAAAGGTTGATGTGATCAGACCAAGAACTTGGCAAGAATGCCGTGACTTTGCGTGTTTTTTAGGTGGGGGGAATCCCGCCCTAAATGATGACGCGCCTTATTCAACAGCGCATTATGATTATGTCTGTTCAGTCTACGGCGATCCTGCACAGACTTTAGCTAAGTACGATACTATTTTTGTAGACAGTATCACAGTCGCTGGTCGGCTTTGTTTTAGTCATTGTCAGAACCAGCCAGAGTCTCGTTCTGAGCGTTCTGGCAAGCTTGACACTAGGGCTGTATATGGGATGCAGGGCCGTGAGATGATGGCATGGCTTACTCATCTCCAACACATTCGTGAGAAGAATGTAATTTTTGTGGGAATTTTAGATCAGAAGACTGATGATTACGGACGCAGTGAATACTCCCTGCAAATTGAGGGCAGTAAGACAGGCCGTGAGTTGCCGGGAATTGTGGATGAAGTTCTCACTATGACTACACTTACATCTGATGAAGGCAATCAGTTCCGTGCCTTTGTTTGTCACACATTAAATCAGTGGAACTACCCAGCTAAAGACCGTAGTGGTCGGCTGGATATGATTGAAGAACCTCACTTAGGAAAGCTTTTGGAAAAGATGTCTAGTGGGGCAACACAAGCTGACAGACCTATGGCGTTTGTCAATCCAACAGAAGTGGTTATCGCAGAAGGAGAAGAAAACAATGCTTAACCTAAACAACGTACCTCCTCAAGAGTACGAAAACTCGTCTTTTGAGTTAATTCCTGATGGCACAGTCGCTCGTGGCTTTGTTAAATTATCTGGTGGAAATCTTGACTTGCCAGAATTTGGTGTTGGGACATTTTTTAAGTCTTCAGAGTCAACAGCCGCTAAATGGCTTCCTATTGAAGTTACTATTGCTGGTGGGCCTTTTGATAAACGTAAGGTTTGGCAAAATGTGTTTGTTGATGGGACTAAACTTTCAGAGCGCGGTGTTCCGATTGCCAAAGAGATTGGTTTGCGTACTTTGAAAAGCATGATCGACAGTGCTTTTAATCTGTCGTCAAAAGACGACACTCCCGAAGCACAAGCCGCTCGTAACTTGAATGGTGTTGGCGATCTAAATGGTCTTAGCATTTGCTTTGTAATCGGTATCGAAAAAGGTACTAATGGTTACGAAGACAAGAACAAGATTAAAGCTGTTCTTACGGCAGACTCCAAAGGATTTATCCCAGCGGGTTCGCCAACAACTTCTGCTCCTGCTCAAGCACCAGCTTATGCTCAACCAGCACAGCCTCAACAGGCTCCTGTAACTCAAGGCGGCATTACTCCGTCTTGGGCAGCTAAATAGGTGATGCTATGTTGAGAAGTATTTTAAAAGCTATCTTTGGTGGCAACGGTGAAGAGCCAAAACATGTTGAATTAAGTTATCCTAGATACTGTGATGAGTTGCGCCGTGTTCTTGAAGGCGGCAATCCTCATACCCTTAAAGAGTTGCAGGATAAGTTGAACAAAAAGAAGGGGACTGTTTATCACGAGTTAAGTGTTCTTAGGCGCGGTGGCCTTGTGATAAAAAAGCAGTATGACAAATCAATCTCTGCAAATAAGTATCGGATTGTAAGATGATCTTGCGGGGTTATCAGGAGGCGGCTATAAACGCCGCCTCTGAAGCATTAAATAAGCATAACAATACTCTTGTTGTGGCTCCTACAGGTGCGGGTAAAACAATCATGCTCTCAGCATTGGTGGGTAAACGCTACAAAAGTTCACAGAATGTGCTTGTGTTACAACACCGTGATGAGCTTGTTTCACAAAACTCCAACAAATTTCACCTTGTAAATCCGTCTCTGAAGATCAGTGAAGTAAACGCTGCACAAAAGGATTGGTCAGGTGACGCTGTATTTGCAATGGTGCAAACGCTTTGCCGCGAGAAAAACTTGGACAATATGCCCAAAATTGATCTTATCGTGGTTGACGAAGCGCATCATACTGTTGCGGATACATATCAACGTATTATTAGCGCCGCAAAGAAAGCCAATGAGGGGGTTCAGGTCGTTGGCTTTACCGCTACTCCCAACCGTGGTGACAAAAAGGGCTTGCGGGACGTATTTACGAACTGTAGCCACCAGATAGAAATTTCCACGTTAATTCGTGAAGGGTTCCTTGTACCGCCAAAGACATTTGTAATTGATGTTGGGGTACAAGAGGAACTGCGTCAGGTACGCAAAACTGCATCTGACTTTGACATGGCAGATGTTGAAAAGATCATGAACCGCCACGCTATCAACAAGCGTGTTGTTGAGGAATGGACAGAAAAAGCCAGTGGTCGCAAGACCATCGTATTTTGCTCTACCATCATTCACGCAGAAAATGTCTGTGAAGAATTTGTTAAACAAGGTGTTGTTGCTCGTGTTGTTACGGGCGATACACCAAAAATTCTTCGCAAAGAAATTTTAGCTGATTTGGCGACAGGTAACGTGCAGGTTGTGGTGAATGTCGCTGTGTTGACAGAGGGCTTTGACTCTCCACCTGTCTCCTGCATCGTGTTAACTAGACCTTGCAGTTATAAAGCCACAATGGTGCAGATGATTGGTCGTGGGTTACGCACTGTAAATCAGGATGAATTTCCGGGTGTTGTGAAATCAAATTGCATTGTTATGGACTTTGGTACGTCTGTGTTGACACACGGCTCACTTGATGACGCTGTGGATCTTGATGGCGCTGGCGAAAGAGAACCCGGAGAAGCACCAGTAAAAGATTGCCCTGAGTGTGGTCAGGAGGTTCCGCTCGGTGTTCGTGAATGCCCATTTTGCGGTCATACATTTGAGTCTAATGGGGAGCCTCTTGAGAACTTTGAGATGACCGAAGTGGATCTTATGGAACGATCTCCGTTCCGCTGGATAGATTTGTTCGGGAATGGAGCCTGTATGTCTGCGTCTGGATTTAACGGTTTTGCTTTAATTGCTGACGTAGATGGACTTTGTATTGCTATTGTGAAGAAAAAAGATGGCAAGACCAGAGTGATCTCTATTGGAACTAAAAGACACGTTATGGCTGCTGCTGATGACTTCTTGCGTACCAATGAAGATGGCAATAGCGCAAAGAAAACCAAACGCTGGTTAAATGACAGGGTTAGTGAAAAGCAACGTAATCTGTTGAATACATACGGTGTTTATGTTGGCGCACTTGACTTTAGTTGGACTAAATATAAAGCAGCATGTATGCTTAATTACGTCTGGAACAAACCTTTTATTGACGAAACGGTTAAGAATGTAATTCAGAAAGAAAAACAATGAACCGTGGAAACTTACAAGTTACGTTAAATTTAGTAGACGATAGTGAGGTTGAAATATCTTGTTTTATTCAAGTAACCAACCCTGATGATGAGGAAGAGGTTCATAATAAAGTTATGGACGCTATCGGTGATTACTTAGACAAATATGACAATTCTTTAGTCTATGGTGAAGCAGAGTTATATTTTGAAAATTACGCTATGTACAAAGTTGTTTTTGGGCATTCAGAGGGAGAAGACACATGGGGAATGGAGACAGAAGAGAGGGAGGTGACTCTACATTAAGCCTAATAGGTGAATTGTTCGGGTCTATTGGATGGGAAAAAAGATTGTGCGATTTAAGTGAAGAGGAAGTGATTGCAATTGCTTTGATATTAAAAAATTTATCAGAAGGGCTGGATAATGAATACGCTGGGACAAACCTTACAGAAATTTACTTCAAATATGGAGGCGGCAGAATTGGCCTCCAAGAGTCAGACATACCGTTCTGACATATCTGAGCATATTAAGGAAGAGTTAGACCGAGGTATAAAAGAAAAAGAATACAAAGCTCCAAGGCGTAAGTATCTTGGCGCTTCCAGCCTTGGTGACCCCTGTTCTCGCAAACTTCAGTATCGTTATATGGATCAGAAGATTGATGACGATAAAGGCTTCCCAGCACAAACCCTCCGAACTTTTGCTTTAGGTCATAGTATAGAAGATATTATGGTTTTGATATTTCGTGATGCAGGGTTTGAGTTAAGGACTGAGATAAAAGGCGAACAATTCGGGTTTGATACAGCAGGTGGTGAGGTTCGGGGCCATGTAGACGGGATTATAACAAAAGGACCGCTTAATTTAGACTACCCTATGTTATGGGAGTGTAAATCTGCATCTGACAAAAAGTTTAAGGAATTTGTTCGTAAAGGTGTTGCAGTTGCTAATCCTGTTTACGCAGCACAAGTTGCATTATATCAGGCTTACATGGATTTAGCTGAAAATCCTTGCTGCTTTACTGTCCTGAATAAGAACACTAGCGAAATATATATTGAAATGATTCCATTTGATGGAAATCTTGCACAGTCCGTAAGTGATAAAGCTGTAAACATTCTCAAGGCAACTAAAACAGGTGAGATGTTGCCGCGTGTAGCGCAGAACAGTGATTATTACAGTTGCAAATGGTGTGAATTTCACAATACTTGCTGGTCTAAATAAAGAAAAAGGGAACAGTCTGGTGAAGGACTGTCCCCTTAAAAGGTAATCATGCTTAACAAGGATCAATATAATGAGTGTAATTAGATTTGGCAATACTACATCTGGTGTTTCTTCTAATAATTTAGTTGAAGAAATTTCTAGGCGTGTTCCGAAAAGCGAACAAATTCGTATTCTTCAGGATACTTTTCCTGCTGGTAGAGTCGTTGGCAATACGTTCTTTCTCGGGTCTTTATTAGGCGATCCCGGTCAATCAATGAAAATTAACATTGATCCGCACTCTCCTTACTTTATGAAGGGTCAGGATTTTAACGGTGGTGTGGGCATCGGGGGCATTGTAAAGATCTTAATGGAAGCCAAGGGAATGAGGCTTGGTGAGATAAAAGATATGTTTGGAACATTTTTAGATCATAATGAGCCTAAAATTGTTCGGGATAATGCCCCAGCAGAAAATCCATTTAAACAACAATACAATTCAAACACTCCGTTTGACGCTGAATATGTATACACAAACGCAGATGGTGAGGTTCTGGTTTCCGTCAGGCGGTATAACGTCAAAGACATGGCTGGCAATCCAGTTTTGAATACAAATGGCAAACCAAAGAAAGAGTTTAGGCCATTTACTGAGGGTTCCCCATATTCAAAATTTCCTGATATTAGGCCAATTTATAACATACCTAATGTTATTGCATCTAGTCGGGTTATCTGGGTAGAGGGCGAGAAGTGTGCTGATGCTTTGAATAATCAGGGACATACAGCAACATGTACAATCGGAGGAGCAGGTGCTTTAACGAAAAAAAGCTCTTCACAGTATGATTTTTCTCCGTTGCAGAATAAAGAGCTTGTCTTATGGCCTGACAATGACCCTGCTGGCAAAAAACTAGCTGATCTCATTCAGGACCTTGCTATCGCGGCGGGGGCAAAATCGGTAACAATGCTTACGCCTCCAATGGGCAAGCCTGAAGGTTGGGACGCTTCAGATGCTATTGCTGAAGGGTTTAATGTTCAGGAGTTCATACAATCAAAAGCAAAGCCTACGAAGGTTTCTATCAATCTTCTTGACGATACTTTCTCGGCATCAAGATTTACCGGAGATGCTCCTGTTCAAAAGTTTTTAATTGATGGTACGTTTCCTCTCGGTGTTCCTATTATCTTTTCTGCTGCGGGTGATGCTGGTAAAGGCATGATGACTTTGGATATGGGCATGAAGATCGCATCGGGAAAGCCAATGACCAACGCCTTTGGCGGACTGGTTAAAGAGTTCGGGAACGTAGTTATTTTCACAGCAGAAGATGACGAAGGCGAAATGCACCGCCGGATTGATAGACTTGATCCGTTTATGGAGCGCATGAATTATGTATATGATTTAAAAGTTGTTCCACTGCCGAATGTCGGTGGGGTGTTTCCTATTTTGTCAGATAATCATGGTGAGTTCAGCACGAGTCAGGAGTTTGAAAAGATTTACGAACAAATACTAAAGATGAAAGATTTAAAGTTAATTGTGTTTGATCCGCTGGCATCTTTTGTTCATGCTGATGTTAATGCAGATCCAGCAGCGGGGGCAGCATTGACGGGACTACTATCTCAAATAGCTACTGAAACAGGTGCAGCGGTTCTTATGTGTCACCATATGACTAAAATCAAGGATGACGCTGTTGTTAAAACGCCAGAGCAGGCTCGTAATCTTATTCGGGGTACAAGTGCGCTCGTTGATGGTGTCAGGTCTGCGTTTGCTTTATGGCAGGTTGATACTACTCGGGGCCAAAAGACCTGTGAGCGCCTCGGGGTTCCGTATCAGCGGAACACATGCTTTGACGGGGCCATTGTTAAGTCAAACGGGCCTGCCAGCAGAAATGTTCGGCATTTTGTTCGGGATCCAATGACTGGGCTTTTGGTAGACAAAACCGAACAAATTGAAGCATTGGAGTCTGGCTCTGCTCGTGAAGTCAAATTGGATACGATGTGCGAATGGATTATACATTGTGAAAGGCAGGGCGTTGCTCTTACTCATATGTCTGGCAATAACGCAGTTGCTCGGCGTGTAGAAGATGCTGATGCTCCTGAAGTTCTTCAAGGGCTTAGTAAAAGCATACTGGAAAGATATGTTCGGGAATTGCAGCAGGTTGGTCGGATCGAAAAGTTTCAACTGACAGCTACTGGAGGCAAAATATGGCTCGGGGCTGTTGATGGGGATATGTCAAGAGGTGAATACGAAGCGGTAACGGGGCGGGATAATGTCTAAGATCGGGGATTTGTTCGGGGATTTTGCTTCTACCCCGTTTGAAAAGAAAAAAATAAAACAAATAGCAGCAGTATATAAAGCTGAATCGAAAAAAGTAGATGCAGCGCCCCGGCATGTCACGAAGAATTGTTCGGATTGTGATTCCGAGCAGGCTTGGTACAGCAGCGATCATGGATCTACTTGGCAATGTCACGCACATAGGAGGGATTGGATATGAAAAGAGCAGAGGTGCTGGACACAGCAAAAGAGTATGTCACTAAAGATAGAGCTAATGATCATGGTGATATGGAAAACAATTTTTCTACTATAGCTGATTATTGGTCAGTTCATTTAGATATAGAAATTACGTCATCGGATGTAGCGGTTATGATGGCGCTGCTGAAGATTGCTAGAATAAAATCAAATCCAGAACACGAAGATAATTGGGTGGACGGCTGCGGTTATCTTGCCTGCGGAGGTGAGATCTCTTAAAAAAACCGAACAATTATACGGATATAAAAATGGAAAACAAAAAAAGCAAATACCACAAACTTAACGAAAGACCGTGGGGAAGTCTGGAAGCTCATGATAAAGCGCAACGAGAACGAGATATAAATTCATGGAAAAAAATTTCAGAAAAACTTCCTGATAATGCTTTTGGCGATAATGTGCCAGACGATATTGATAGACATGGATATATCAATAAAGAAGAAACTTACATACATACACATAGCGTTATTGAAGACGCATAATAACGGCTAATTAACGGTAATTAACCATTACTGAATTTTGTTGTTGACAACATAAGCAATCATTGCCATATTAGCGAATGCTTAACAAACGAAAGAGAAAGAAAATGTTATATTTTGCTTATGGTTCTAATCTTGATGTGTTGCAGATGCAGTCAAGATGCCCCGGATCAACCCCAGTTGGGTCGGCTTATTTTCCTAATTGGAAGCTAGTGTTTCGCGGCGTTGCCGACATTGTGCCAGAAGAAGGCGCTATGTTGCCAGTTGGTATTTGGGAAGTAACCAATAAATGTTTGCAGTCATTAGACATTTACGAAGGTGTTAAAAGTGGCCTGTACAGCAGGGTAAAAATTAACGGTATGATTTCGTATCGTATGAATAGTGATTACATTCAACCCCCTGCTGATTTTTATTACGAAGGTATCAAGCGTGGTTATTTCGACTTTGACTTAGATGAGACTTACCTATGGGGTGCTTATCTTGATGCGAAGCGTGTTACGGAGGAACAGGAAAATGTCTAATGTTTCAAGCTATATGGAAGCGCAAGCACTCCTGTCTATTACTGTAAAAGCAGTTGACAGTCTTTACTTTAAAAAGTGCGACACGTTAAGTCAGCAAAGGTTTCTTGATGAAGCAATCAGTAAGCTGCATGAAGTGCAAAGTTTAGTAAAGAAAGCAAAGGGTCAATCCCATGACAGTTAAACGTATTGAAATGGCGTTGCATGTTCAACAGCTATGCGCTGAGAATGGTATCATGGTTACCTATCAATCACTAAACGATAGAGTACCAAGATACTATGCTCAACCTGCTAGTAAATTAATCTGTATTCGCCCTACTAAAAACACAGGTTACTATGTATCTGCATTGCATGAGTTAGGTCATATTCTTGGCAATCGCCAGTCACCTACATTCTCTACATTAACTAGAGAATTGCATGCGTGGATCTGGGCAAAGAAAAATGCCTTGGTTTGGACTGATACAGCCGAGAGGATTATGCGTAGCGCGATGGACAGCTATGGCTGGCAACAACGTCAGAAAGACATTTGGGAAAGGGTTTCTCATGGCTAAGAAAAAAACAATGGATGTCAAAATCAAGAACGGCAACAAATCCAGAAAGCAGGATAGCAGTTGGGATGGTGTTGAGCGTATGGCTGATGACATGAAAAAGCGTAAATTGGGCAGGGATAGTCAGGGGGTTCGTTACTGGGAGGATGACGGACCTACCCTGTCCAACACCCTGTTAGCGGCTCTTGCAGAGCCAAAGAAGGGCATTCTTAGATATAAGGGCGGCAAGTACGCTGAAGCGGCAAGACGCAACACACAGGCAAGCATTGCAACAGCGCAGAAGTTCGTTGTTAGCAATAGCATGGTTGAGCATGCTTATCTTGCGTCTTTGGCTAG